CGAATAAGGACACAAAATTGACCCAATCTCTATTTGTCTTCTTGCGGCTGGCTTGGTCAAAAACATCCAAGCTGGCTGTGACCTTTACAAGCAAGCTAAAGAATCTTTTGTCGAGATTAGGAACACTGCTAATGAAGTTGTCGCCATTGGTAAGGAAGTCAAAGGAATCTGGGGTACGCTTCTTGGATTCTTTGGCAATAAGCCTAAACCTCAAGTTGCAAAGCCTGCTGGAAAGCCTAAAAAATCTGATTTTGTTGCTGTTGACGAAACTCAAGTCAAAGCTGAAATAGTTAAGAACCTGAGTGAGTTCTTCAAGTTACAGGAGCAGTTAGAAGCGCATATCAGGGAGTCAGAGGAGAAGGCAAGGACTGTAGTTTTCTCTGATGATGTGAACTTGATGGAAGAAGCCCTAAACAGGGTTTTGGCGCAACAAGAGATGGAGAGGTTGGTAGTTCAGATACGAGAGTGCATGGTCTATCAGTCGCCCCCTGAGATGGGTGCTTTGTATTCTGAAGTATTCAGCATGAGAGACATCATTGCTGGAGAGCAAGAGAAGGCTAGAAAGAAAAGAGATGCAGAGTCATGGCTACGAAAGGAAAGGGAGCGTCTTCTAGCAGAAAAACAAGCATACCTGTTGGTAGCTTTCCTGTTCCTCCTATACCTATGGATGCTAATAGGTCTGGTAAGCAAGATTGGGAGAACGTAGTGGGATGGATTGCCGCTTGTGTGCTTGTCATATTGCTGTTGCCTGTTTTGGGTATGTTGTACATGGATGTACTTCAAGCCAAGCATGAAGCCAAACAACAGCAAGAAAAAGTGCAAAAGCTGATTAAACAAGTTGAAAGGGAGAAGCAGGAATGAACATTTACTGTATTTGGGGCTTATCTATCCTATTGGTTCTGCTGATGGGTTGTGATGACCGCTACCGCTATCCCTGCCAAGACCCATTGAATTGGTCTAATGCTGAATGCAAACCCCCAATCTGTACCGCTTCTGGTACTTGCCCCGAGATGTTAGTTAAACCCGAGGAGAAGAAATGATGCCTACCATTGGATATAAACCTAACAGCCGCCTTACTGCTGACGAGATTGAAGTCAGAGTATGGGCATTCGTTATCGTGGTCTTAGTGACCATTCTGTTGGCTTCTATGGGTATGTTCCTGTACTCAGTTTCGTTTGTCACACAGCCAATGAACGGCAGTATGGCGGCAATTGACAAGGTTTACACACAACAGATTAGCACCATCATGGTGTTTATCACTGGTGTACTTGGTGGTGTTGCTGGTCGTTCTGGCGTTAAGGCAATTGCCAATGCAAGTGCCAAGGCTGAAGCCATTGACAACGATGAACCCCCAAAGCCATGAGCCTGTTTAATCCTTGGGTGCTTTTAAGCATCCTGATGGCGGTAGTTGGCTCGTTTGGTGGTGGTTATCTCAAGGGGTCAAATGATGAGGTTACTCGTCAGCAACTTGAGATTGCCGCCCTGAATGCCCAAGCTAGGGAAAAGGAAAAAGCCCTTATAGCCGCTATTCAGACTCAATCTATCAAACTACAAAAGGCAAATCAAGATGCAAAACTTGCTCAACAAAAGCGCAATGCTGACATTGACTCTGGCGCTCTCAAGTTGCGGATTCCTGTCAAAGCCCCCGTCTGCCCCGTACACACCCCCACAGATACCCCCGTTGCCTCTGGAAGTAGTGCTGGAGAGACATCAGCCGAACTTGACGGACAAATTGCTAAATCTCTTGTCGCCATCACAGACGAAGGAGATGCCGCAATCAGAAAACTCAACACCTGTATCACCCTCTACAACGAAGCCTACCAAACCTTGAAAGGAAAACCATGACTCAATTAACTGCCAATTTTTCACTACATGAAATGTGTAAGTCTGAAACTGCTTTGCGTATGGGGTTTGACAACACCCCTGATGACGAGGCAACAGAGAATCTTAGATTGCTGTGCGAGAAGGTCTTACAGCCTGTTCGTGACCACTACGGCAAGGGCGTAAAGGTCAACTCTGCCTATCGTAGCCCTGAGTCTAATGCCGCTGTTGGTGGCTCTAAGACTTCAGACCACTGCAAGGGTATGGCGGCAGACATTGAGATTCCCAGTGTCGCCAATGCTGATCTTGCCCAATGGATTATGGACAACTTGGACTACACCCAGTTGATCTTAGAGTTCTATACACAGGGTATCCCTGATTCTGGTTGGGTTCATGTATCCTATGACCCTAATAACCTGAAAAAGCAGGAATTGACTGCTGTTAAGGTGGCAGGGAAGACCCAGTATCTCCAAGGATTACAGGCTTAATTAGCCGCTTGCAGAAGTGTTTGGGGACAAGGTGTTCAAAGAAGATCACCTCCCCGCACTTCTCACATAGCCATGCTTCGCCTCGGTCAATGGTGGTTACCTTGTTCCCATGTTGACCATTACGTCTGCCGTAGAAGGTTCTTATCTTACGAATCATTCTTTAATTTAGCCCTTGAATAGATTGTAAATTCTTTCTTTTCTGTCATGGCAATACGTTCTCTTGCGTTTTTACCAAGAATATGACCCGCTGTTATTTGCTTGAGTTTCTTATCTGTTGTCCAAATACTAGGTTGTCCTCGCCAATCAAAATCATTCTTTGTTTTGTTCATGTGTAATCGCCCTCTTGGGTATGTTCTAAAAGTCGTTTCTGAAGTCTAGCAATTCTTGCATCGTTGTACTGGATGGCGGCACGAGAATACTCAGTGGCAGTTTCTGCCTCTAGTTTTCGTAGATGTGCCTCTTGCAGTTCTTTAGCAATTACCTCATGGATAGTTCTTGCTCTCAAGATGTCTTTGACGTACTTGATTGTTGACTGCCTGAATGTCATAAAACACTCCTCATTTCCCACCCCATTAAAAAGTAGTTCCAGCGGGTTTGCAAGGCGGGTATGTTATATCTGTCTTTTGTTTTGCTTAAGTCTGTGTGTCCCTTTGATCGCATCATTGCTTCAAAGACTTGTTGTGCTTTGCTCATTTGTTAATCCTGTGGTGGTGTGCAAGTGTGAATGGTGGTCAAATCTGCTGTGCGTTTACCGCATCGTGAGCAGAAGTTTTGCTCTGTGCGCTGTGATTGTTTGAAATTATTTGAGATATTCACCTCTGACATTAATATCAAAGAATTTTCCAACTCTTTCATGGTTTTGGCGGCTACCAGTTTGGCAAAGGCTTCAATCTTTGGATTCAAAATATCAGCAAACACCCAGTCCGCTTCTGTCCAAACACCAGCCTGTCTAGCCATCTCAAGGATTTCATCTTGTTTCATTTCTTCATTCCTTCAATGTAAATTGCCAAGCCATCAATCGTGTCTTTACCAAAGCCAGTTAGCTTTCTAATCTCTCTAGCAACTTCTTCAATTACGTTATTGCGTAGTTCGTCATAGAACTCTTGTGCAGACTTGGGCTTTAGAAAGTTTGCTTTGACAGACTCTTGGCGTTGCTTGGCTTGTCGTTCAATGTCGTTGAATGCCTCATCTTCTTCAGTCATTGTCAGCCTCTTTTTGTAGGAAATAAAGCGCACTAATGAGGATTGCACCAAAAGCAATCACGACAAATGCACCAAACATCATCAACATAAAAGTTACTAGTACATCCCACATTAGACTGCCCTCCATTCACGCTCATTCAGTCCTGAATCTGACTTGACTTTATTACCTGTCAACTCTATTAAGCCTAGCTTTAATAACTCGTTTAAACGGCGTGAGACTTGATTTCTGTCTAACCCGCTATGTCGGGCTATGCCATCCTTACCAAGCGCACCATGAGCCTTTAAACAGTCCACAATGATGATGAAATGCTTGGATGCCAAGTCTTTAGCGGCATCAGCGGCTTCATAGCTGGTGATTGGGTCAGAACTACGAACCCTGTTGAAGATTGGCAAGTCAAAGAACTTCTTTACACTGCCGCCAAAATGTGTGTCATCTAAACTCATATCAACTCCTATCAATTAAAAAGTTAGTGGGTACTCACTTACGCTTTCCCCGTTGGTTTACATCAGAAGGGAATATCGGACTCTATGTCGTC